ATCCCTTAGTATCACTTATGAAATTCATCTTAACAATTTTGTAACAATACTCTCCTTATCGATAATATAAAAAGATACACCCATACAACAAAAAATTAGCCCAGAATAGCCCAAATAATATAAGATATATTATGAGATCTTAGTTATATCAATGGTTTTGCCTGTCTGTTGTTACTTTTTTTTTATTTTTTGCGTAGGGTATGGGTAAAATTTATTTTTATATATACGTATAACCCCTTCAAATTTTTGCTCCTAAAATTTTTTGGGTAGGAATCATGCAGCAGCAGGTCAAGGGTCCTCCCCCCTAGTGCAATCTTAAGTGTATTCTTAATGAGTAGAGGATGTTCTTTCTCCTATAGTGGTCCCTAATAGAAATCTTTAATAAAACCTTGATCTGATACGTTGGTATTTCTTATTTGTTGAGGGTTCATACCCATAGCAGTTTGAGAAATGGTGTTGTTAAAGAGAGAGTTCCAATTATCTGTGTGTATTGATAGTAGTTCTTCTTTTCTTTTAGAGATATTTAGGTCTTCATTTTGAGCCATATACTCTGTCCAATAGGCAACTGCACCTGCTAGGGAGTCAACAAGGTCATCATGTACCAGAGAACCCCTGTGACGAGATATTCGTGATAGTTGATAGACAAGTTGAAGCTTAAGTCTTCTTTCTGGTGTTTCTTGAGGGTTAGAACGAAAGTCTTTTTCTATCACTTTGCGGTCAATTATAAGCCTGTGAGAGTTCATTACAGGTTCTAGGGTGTCGATTATGCGTAGTTCTTTGGTTTTATTGTTTCTAACGTCTTCAACTTGGCATGGGTGAAACCTCATTAGGAAGGGTTTTAGTAGTTCAGCGAACATACCACCACCGAAGTTTTGTTCAACGAGTATTTGATTTATGTTATTGTCTCTGGCAATCTTGCTAATCTTCTCTAGAACAGCATCTGAGTAGCCCCCAGACAGCCCTAAACATTCTGTGACGTATAAATTACCATTAAGCATCTTAACGCAGCTTATAGCAGTCTGATCTTTACCTTTACCTGATGGGTCAACAAACATAACTGACCCTGTATATTCTATGAAGTCTCCAAATTCTTGGGCTGGTCGGTAGAATCTATCACCATTGAACCCTACACATTGCAAATCTGTGATGACATATTCGGGATTATTGGACCAAATAATTTTTTCTGGTGCAAATTCTTTATTTACAGAAGCAATTACTAGGTCGTTTATTTTTAATGGGTATCTATCTTGATCTGAAAGGGTTGTATCTAGTTGGAACTGTAGATTAAACCCAGAACGACCATAAGAAGCTTCACGTTCCATCAAATCTTGTGCAGAGAACCTTATAGGGTCAACAGGGTCATGTGGCTTTACAAGGCCTTCTGTAAGCTTTCTGTTGATAATAGGAGCAAGTCTATCTCCATAGTTGTTTTTTAGTTCTGGGTATCTAGCAGTCCATATTCTTGTTTCATATCCTCTTTCTTCCAGTGTGAGATACACAGAGTTTTCTACCTGTGGTGTACCAAGAAAGGTAATCTTGCCATTTGGTTTTAAGATCGCTTCAAATTCTTTTACAGCTTCACTAAGTTTGTCTCTCATGGGCTGTGTATAGGAGTTATTCGGAACCTCTACGTCATCAGCTATAACTTCATCTGCCCTAGCTCCTGACATTTGCCCTAAGACCCCTCTAGAAGAGCATGAGGGAGCATGATCGGCCTGTGCAGGTTTTACATCAAAGCTTACCTTACTGTTTCTCTGGTCATCTCTGGGTATCAAATCAGCAAGTATTGGCATCTCATTGATAAGACGCATGGTAAATGTAGTAAAGTTATCGGCTCTATCTTTACTGGCAGATACGACCAAAAACTTTAGTTGTGGATTCATACGAAGTCTCCACACTACATAGGTAGATGTAATCCAACTTTTACCTACCCCACGAAATCCCTGTATGATTTTACGTCTTGCACCATATTGTAGATATTCAGCTATGTCTAACTGAACAGGTGTAGGGTCTGGTAGGTTTAGATGTCTCCAAGTAACGATTAAGAAATATCTAAAGTCTTGTAGTTTTTTTGGTAGTGGTTGCAATTATAAATCAGCTAAAGGTACAGCATCTAGGTCTGGTAAGTTCTGCATAAGCTCTTGCATTGGGTTCTTTTCTACAGGTAAACACTCAATACCATTATCTTTTAAAAACTGTCTAGCTACGTTTAAATCCCCTGCCTTTGCCTCTCCTGTTTTTATCTTATCCACTAAAAATTTTGCTAACTCATAGTGCATAGTGTTTAAAATTTCTAAGCTTTTATCCATGATTAGTCTTGTTTTTAAATAATATAATCATTTCTTACTTGTATTGCCAGTAAGAAGATACTTTATCTTACCAAAGAAACCTAGTTTTCTAACTTTCTTGTATAGTTTCATACCTTTCTCATAGCGATACAGCTTGGTTTCTATGTCTGATATACGCATTATTGCTGAAGTTAAAAGCAAATCCTGTAGTTTGGTGTACTTAACAAGGTCTAAACAGTATGCTCTTACAGCTTCTTCGGGCATTTGTTCTGTCTCACGTTGTTTGACTTCGATTTCAAACTCTATTTCTGGCGGTGGGTTGCCGATAAGCACTTTGAAAAACTCTTTATGTGTCATATCAGTTCATTTTAGGAAACAACTGTTGCTCCAACATATCAACAGCACGATCATCAAGCGTGTTGGTAGTTTGTTTGCAGATAGCTCTAAGCAGATCGACTACTAATCTTTTTACAGCAGTTGTAGTAAAGAACTTAAGTAGTATTGGTTTTAAGAGTTTGAGCATAATA